TGGAAGGAGTTTCTAAAACGTAGATAATGGCAGTAGTAGAGGAAATTCGTATTGAAGGAGATACTTCGGGCTTTCAGAAGCAGATTGACGCGCTTAATAAAAAGATTGAGGAGCTTGAGAAGAATCTCGGTGGCGTACAGAAGGAAGCTGCTGACGTAGGCAAGGAGGCCAAGAAGACGGGCGGCATCATCAACAAGGCATTTGACGGCCTAAAGAAAGTCGTTACCGCACCCTTTGATCTTGCAAAAAAAGCAGCAAGCGGATTAGGAAGCCTACTCAAAGGCGGTCTTGGTCTTGGCCTTCTTATTGGCGTAGTAGATAAACTATCGGAGGCTTTTCAAAGCAACCAAAAGGTAGTAGATGCAGTCAACAAGGTGATGACTACCTTGAGCATTATCTTCAGTAAGATAACCGAAGCAATCTTTGGAGCAGTAGAGGAGCAGAACAAACTCAACGGAGGATTTGATGCAACGAAGAAGGTGCTTGGTGGCTTGATTAGCGGAGTGCTTAATGTATTTGTAGGCATCATACAGGGCATCCAATTAGCGGTACTTGAAACGCAGCTTGCTTGGGAGAAGTCCTTTTTTGGAGATAAGGATGCTACACGCATCAAAGAACTAAACAAGGAGATAGCCCTCACTCGTGAGGAGTTGACCAAGACGGGGGAGAACCTTGCAGAGAGTGGCAAGATGGTCATCAATAACCTTGCAGAAGCAGCAGGCGAGGTAGCAAAGACCGTTGTAGCAGTTGCAAAGAGCGTTACAAAGGCGGTGCAGGATTTGGATGTAGACAAGGCCGTAAGCGATGCAGAGCGATTAGTAGCGTTACGAAAGGCGGCAGCCCTTGCTGATGTAGAACGGCAGAAGATTCAGCTTCAGTTCCAAAACACCCAAGAGCAACTTCGGCAGTTGCGTGATGATGAGCTTGTCTCACTTGCAGAACGCCAATCGGCAAACGACAAACTCCTTGCATCTCTTGAGGAGCAAGCGGAGCTTGAGAGGGTGCAGTTAAATATAAAGGTCGCGGCAGCGCAGGCAGAGTTAGGAATTGTAAACTCTAACGAGAATCTTGTTGCGCTGAAGCAAGCGCAGTTGGAGTTGATTGATTTGGATGAAAGGCTGCAAGGTCAGAAGTCGGAGGCGTTGGCAAACCAAAACTCCCTTCTTCGTGAGCAGGCAGACATCACCAAGAGCATCGGTGAGACCGACCAAGAGATATTTGAGATTCAGCAGAACGCTCAACTTGAACTCATAGATGATGCGGTAGCAAGAGCCGAGAAAGAAATAGAGATAGCCCAAAATGTCTTCAACCGTAAGAAGGCATTGCTTGAGCAAGAGGTAGCGGCTACAAAGGCAGGAACCGCAGCAAGAGCAGAGGCAGAGAATGCTCTAAAGTTATTTGAAGCGGAGAACGCAGCAGGGCGTTTGGCTTTGGAGAAGAACTTGCAGCAGGCAAAGTTAGATGCTATCAAAGGCGCACTAAACGGCATCGCCCAACTCGTAGGTGAGAATACGCTACTCGGTAAAGGCATAGCGTTAGCGCAGGTAGCCATTGACACCTATACAGGAGCTACAAAGGCTCTTGCACAAGGCGGTATATTTGGCTATATAGGTGCTGCGGGAATTGTTGCAACAGGTATTGCAAACGCACGAAAGATAACCGCTACGCAAGTGCCTACTGAATCGGGTGGTGGTGGTAGCAGCCCTGCCATAACAAACACGCTCTCGCAGCCATCTACCCCTGCGCAGTTTAACATCGTAGGACAGTCCAACCTCAACCAACTTGCACAGAGTATTGGTGGTCAGTTCAACCAACCCATCCGTGCTTATGTCGTAGGGCAGGATGTAACGACCTCACAACAACTACAACGCCAACGAGTAAGAACCGCAACATTCGGATGATGAAACTAATTGAACTTATACTTGATGAATCAATGCTCCTCACGGGCATTGACGCAATCTCCCTTGTAGAATATCCTGCTATTGAGGAGGACTTCATTGCGCTCAACTCACAAAGGGTGGAGTTCGCTACGCAGAGCGATGAGAAGCGCATCCTTATGGGAGCAGCACTCGTACCCAACAAACCCATCTACCGAGCAGAGGGGCAAGAGGAGTTCTACGTTTACTTCAGCGAAGCCACCATCCGCAAAGCAAGCGAGATGTTCTTTCAGAAGTCCAAGCAGAACAATGCTACCCTTGAACACGAGGTAGGCATCAACGGCCTCACGGTTGTAGAGTCGTGGATTATTGAGGATGAGGTACACGACAAGAGCAAGAAGTACGGCTTTGATTTGCCCGTAGGCACTTGGATGGTATCTATGAAAGTCAACAACCCCGAGATTTGGACAAACTTTGTCAAGACAGGAAAGGTCAAAGGATTCTCTATTGAGGGGTACTTCGTGGACAAGCTAAACCTTGCCAAGCAAGAGATGGCGCAGATAGAGGAGCAAGAGGCAGCGTTGATGCTTGCGCAGATTGTTGCTATCATAAAAAGAGATGGCCGCAAGAAGTCGGGAACACGCACCGAGATGGAGTCGTTTGCCGACTACCCTGATGCGGTAAAGAACAACGCCAAGCGTGGCATTGAACTAAACGAGAAGAACGGCAACAAGTGTGCAACGCCTGTCGGTAAGGTAAGGGCGCAGCAGCTCGCACAGGGTAAGCCTGTGAGCGTAGAGACCATCACACGGATGTACTCGTACCTATCAAGAGCCGAAGAATACTACGATGAGAACGACACGCAAGCCTGCGGCACAATATCGTTCCTGCTATGGGGTGGTCTTGCAGGCAAGAGGTGGGCAGAATCCAAACTAAAAGAACTTGGCAAGATAGACCTTGCAGTAGGAGTACCCCATTACACCGCAGATGGCAAACTCTACACAGGCCCAACTCACAAGGATGCTGATGGCAGGCTGATGACGGGTGCAACCCATACAGAAGATAGCGAATACCTATACCATAAAGAAGACCTAAAGAATGTATAGACCAATGAAACTCCCTGTTGCGTCACCGAGAGGTGGCAGGCGTGGATGCTTATGCAAAGACAATACCTACAAGTCCAACTGCTGCGATGGCACTATCCAAGCGCAAGGCATTGGCTCTTTAGTGGGTCAAGGCATAAGCGTGAAGATACGAGGCGAGGAGTGGCAGACCATCAATACCCTTTGGGAGTCCACAAATACTCTATGGCAAGACCTATAAAAATGTTACAAATAATCAAAACCCCTTTAATTAGTTAGATATGAAAGCAAACAATATCCTAAACCGCATCCTTGCCGAACTGTCCTCCATCCGCGAGGTTAAGTTTGAGCAAATGACACTTGAGAACGGAGCCGTTCTTGAGGCAGAATCATTTGAAGCAGGTAACGAAGTCTTTGTCATTAGTGGCGATGACCGAGTTGCTGCTCCTGTTGGCGAACACCTCCTTGAAGATGGTCGTGTACTCGTTATCACCGAAGAAGGCGTAATCGCTGAAATCAAAGAAGCTGCTGCCGAAGCAGAGGAAGTAGAAGTTGAGGTTGAGGCCGCAGCACCTACCGAACTTGCAGAGGAAGTAGAAGAAGCTCCTGCGGTTGTTGCAATCATTGAGAAAGTTCTTGAGGAGATTGCAATGATGCGTGAGGAGATGAAAGGAATGCGTGAGGAGATGGGCGGCTACGCCAAGAAGGAGGAGATGGCTGCGGTTAAAGCAGAACTATCTGCCGCACCTGCTGCGAAGCCCATCAAACACAACCCCGAAACAAAGCAAGTCCAAAAGATGAGTTCAAACCGCCCCCAAAAGACGATTGACCGAGTCCTTGCACGAATGAATAAATAACAAATAAACAATGGCAACAACTACTTCAATCACCACTAACTATGCAGGAGTATTTGCAAGCAAGTATATCTCTGCTGCACTTCTTTCTGCTAATACTTTGGACAAAGGTCTCATTGAGATTCTTCCAAACGTAAACTTCAAAACCACCCTTCAGAAGGTTAACACAAACGACATCGTAAAAGATGGCACTTGTGATTTTGATGCAACTTCTACCTTGACTTTGACCGACCGCATTCTTGAGGTTGAGCCATTCCAAGTGAACTTGCAGCTTTGCAAAAAGGACTACTACGATTCTTGGATTGGTGGTCAGATGGGTTACTCCGCTTACGATAGCATCCCTGCTTCTTTCGCTGACTTCCTTATCGCTCACGTTGCTTCAAAGACTGCCCAAAAGATTGAGCAGAACATTTGGAACGGAAACGCTGCAAGCGCAGGTGAGTTTAGCGGCTTCCTTTCTTTGATGACTGCTGACTCTGACGTTATTGACGTAACCGCTACAACCGTAACTGCTGCAAACGTAATCACCGAGCTTGGTAAAGTTGCTGATGCTATCCCTTCTGCCCTTTACGGCAAGGAGGACTTGACCATCTACGTTCCACAAAACGTAGCTAAGGCTTACGTTCGTGCGCTTGGTGGCTTCGGAACTTCAGGTCTTGGAGCAAATGGTGTTGACAACAAAGGCACAATGTGGTACGGCAACGGAGACTTGTTCTTTGATGGCATCCGCGTTGCTATGGCAAACGGTCTTCCTTCAAACAAGATGGTTGCTGCTGAATCTTCAAACCTATTTTTCGGCTGCGGTTTGGCTGATGAAAGAAACGAAGTGCGTGTCCTTGACATGTCCGACCTTGACGGAAGCTTAAATGTCCGCGTAATCCTACGCTTCTTCGCAGGAGTTCAGTACGGAATCGGAGCTGACGTAGTCCTTTACTCTTAATCCGAGTTAATGTAAATCAAGAGGGGGCTTGGGCTATGTCCTCGCC